ACAGTTCTTACAATTGTTTCATACACTTGTTGTGGAGTATGTGGAGACTCTAATGATTCCTTCACCCAATCGGATAGCATATTCAGCGAGTAATCTTCGTGCTCATCAAATGGTTTCATCTAGATTCTTTTTGACTAGTGTCTCTATCATAGTGCTAATTTCGTTACTTGTCAAGTCATTCAAAAAATTCCATTTGGGGTCATCCTTATCCCATTCTATAGTGAATGTACCATCTTCATTCAAGTTTACTTTCAGACTGTCTTCCATTTTTCTTCAATTGCTTTCTAATCATTTTAGCATACGTAACCTCTTCTTGGGAATACCAGTCAGGATGTTTTTTAGATCTTTTGATAATTTTTTTGGTTGCTTTTTTGTCGGATAAATCCACTTTAAGTTTTATTTGGATGTTTTAAGTATTTAACAACTTTGCATCAAAAAACCCTCTTGCGAGGGTTAATTGAATTAAATTTTCTGAATAATCAAGGCGGATGCAGATAAACTAACATTTTTTACCTCCAACTGACTGTATGCAAACTTAAACTAGAACCTCCCGACAGATTCTTTTACAGATTGACTGATTATTGTCACATTCTACCAGACATTCGTAATACTCGTTGATTAAATTATCAGAAATTTCTGAGTTCTTTTCCTCCAGTTTAAAACCTGCTAATTGATTAAACGATATTAGATTGTGCATGATGAACCTCCATGTATTAGATAAACAAAAGACATAATATAAGATTTTTCAGATCATTGTTCCTCCTGTGTTCTCCCTAATATTTATCACGAATTCCTGACATTTGCAAGTTTTTGAAATAAAAATTTATGCCTAGGATGATGTGCTTACTGTCATATAGTCGCGAGAACTTCTTGTTGTTTGAGGTAAAGTTTCATATAACATTTACACATATCTCTTAGTTCATCAGGAGTTAAATCATCAAGATTGCGAGACATCTTTTCATAGGTAAATTGCCTACTTGTAGTTTTTAAAGTAATTTCTTCCGGATCCATGACTTTAACTATAGTTCTTTATTAGTTATATTATTGCCATCTCTTTGTTTTAAGATAATCTAAAACATCATTGCGAACATCCATCAGTTCATGATAACATTTTTGATTGCGAGCACAATCACGGAGAGATGCATCAGGTTTAATTACGGATTCAATAAAGATATCAAGTCCGCGATTCCATTTTTCCTGTTTGCTTTCGCAATCTTCAATGCTGTTTTGATCCTTCATCGTTTTTTCTTCAGATTTTTTTCTATGTATGAAACAGCAGATGGATAATTTTTTGAAGTGTGAACGATTGATCCGTTGTTGATAATCACAAACTTCTTTGATTTTGCAAGTGGAACAGCTGCCCACATACCATCCTTGGTTACATAACCATTCGGATATCCAGGTTTGTTTTCTAAAATGTCTTTATTGGGACAATTGTAGAACTTTTGGTAATCTTTTGATTCACTCATTAGAAGACGGCAGTGACACTTACAACTGTTGCTGTGGGATTACGTGCAAGTGCAGTTCTTCTTGCTTCTTCATAGTTCCGTGCGATGACAATCTCATCAAAGACGGTGCCAGACACATAGAGTTGAACTTTGCACTTCATGGGAGGTTCCCTTGATTACCTTTGTATTATAGCATTAAAAAAGGGGGTTGACCTCCCCCTGTGACAGTTTTTAAATTGGATTAAGCAAGAAACTTACGATAAACTCCTTGTCTTTCAATCTCAACATGTTCAAGATCAGACGATACCACATTCAGTTCAATCATACCATCATCACGCATAATGATACGATCAGTTGCTACACAGAGCATAGAATAAAGAACGTCCATTCTTTTCTCATTACTCAAATCTACCGCCGTAGAGTTCCAAAAATTTAGAAACTGAGTGGAAAGAGTGGAGATTGGGCTATCTGCATCTTCATCAAGTTCATTATCAAGAAGTTCCAAAAAAGTTTTACACTCTTCCAGATAACCATAACGCTCGCAAAGAGCAACATATGCACGGACAGTTTTACGTTGGAGAGAAAACTTATCCATCAAATTTTCATAATCTCCACTGACTTTAAGAGAATTTGAAATATTCTTAAACCAATTCTCATAACTGGAAATAGCATTTTGCATAGAAAGACGCCATTTACGTTGTCTCTTCAAAATGTCACCAAGGATGGAAACTTCATCTTTATGTGCTTTACTATACTTTCGTTGAATTTCATCAATTGGATTACGTTTCTTATTTGTTGCAGTCTTACTGAAACATTCAGGTTGAACACCAACGACGACAATTACTGTGAATGTGCGATCTGGAGTGCATTTTGAGATAGCAGCAAGACGATGTTGAAATTCGGTAAGATTTCCATCAGTATTAAATGTCATGGGTTGCCCATCTAACAACCAATTATCATTTTCAATACTACGAAAAATTTTATTAACTTGCGATTTAGAAATTTTTCTATTATCCTTGTTAAAATAATCAAGAATATGTTGCGCCATTTCAGGAGTAATATCTACCTTAAAGGTGTCATAAATGTCACTCTTAGGATTGAATGGTAGAATTTTTAAACTGTTGGATTGAGTTTGTGTAGTTGTCATAGTAAGTTGAGTAAGTCAACAAAAGTATAATAACAACTTTTAAAGTGGTTGTCAATCACTAGTGTGACAGTTCTAACTCCGGACAACGGAAATTGCTGGCTCTCCTTGCTCAAACACCACATCCACAACTGCCTGAACGCTCTTGGCAGTGCTGATTCCCACCTTATCAAAGACTGGCACACAGACCAGTCCAAAGGTCTTCTCGGCACCACCTAGGCGGATCACACGACCGATAGACTGACTGATTCCGATGTAGTTCATGTTCCGCATGAATAGAACTGCCTCCAGTCCCTTGACATTGATGCCTTCAGACAGGATAGAGTGGTGCATGACAACAAAACGAGTACTATCTGCACCCCACTGATTAAGGGTCTTGAAGAATTCCTCACGGGAAACCTTCTTACCATTGATGATTGCACCGGTCTTAGATGTAATATACATCCAGTTGTATCCACGTTCATGTAATTGCTGACAGAAATCAGATTGAGTTACCATACGCAGAATCTGCTTGGTAGAACGTGCGGCAATCAGAATCTTATTGAGTGAATTTGCATCAATAGTATCAAGCAGATTCTTCTCATCAGATTGCTTGAAATCACCCTGAGGCAATTGTTGAATCACAACCTTAGGAGGAAGGATATAACCTTCTTTGACAAGTTGAGGTGCAGGAATGTTACAGATGACCTGACCATAAACCTCAGGATCATTCATTCCTGGTTTGAATATAGACAACGAATGCTTAGGAGTCGCAGTGAAGAAATAGCAACGATCAGAATCATTACTGAAGAACTCAGTTGCAGGAAAGAAATTACGTTGAACAGAGTTATGTGCTTCATCAAAGTAAATTGTATTCACTTCAATGTCTGCCTCTACAAGACGATGTAGTGAGTGATATGTGGTGAAGATGATGACATTCTCACCAGCAGTCCGTGCAGTATTAGCAAACAAGTGAATCTGCTCTGGTTTGGTGCTACTGAAGAACTCAACATCACCACTATGAACCTGCATCACATGAGTGTGAGTAGTATCAATTACCTCAAGAAACTCTTTGCAGAGTTGTTCTGCCAAAAGAATGCGAGGTGCTACAACAACAATTGTAGAACCATTATCAATATACTTTTGATTCTCAATAATATCATGTATCATACACATGGTCTTACCACCACCAGTAGGGATGATGACCTGACCCTTGTCATATGCCAGCATCTCATTCAGTGCTTTCTTCTGGTGTGGGCGAAGGGTGACCAAGTGCTGTCCTGTTTGGTATGAATATATTATAGCAGAAAACCACCCCGATTAGGAGGTGGTGTGACAGTTTTGCAACCGGTTTCTATAGTGTCTTAAAGCTTCCTCTTCAACCCGGACAAAGGTAGTCTATAAGGTTTTCATGATTCTGTCAAGCTATTATGTTGAACTTGTTACTGCCTCCCATGCAGAACCATTCCAGAAGTTAAGTTTGTTTGTGGTTGTGTTATACATGATTGCACCTTTGGGAAGGTTGCCATAACCACTCATTAAGTTTCTTTTGGTGCTATTAAATGTGGGGATTGCAAGTGAATCATATCCAGATTGGTTTTGTGTTAATGTTGCAACACCACAGAATACTGTGCCACCTGTGCTAACATTAAGTCTTCTGGATTCATTGTTATAAACGATTGAACCACCAGGAACACCATTAGGTGCAAGAAGTTTCTTGGCAGTTGCTGTTCCAAATCCAGATTGAACTGGATTTACATTCTGATTACCACCAGCATTTGAGGACCAGAGATTAGCAATGATGTCAAGTTCTTCATTATTGACTGAAGGAGTAATAATGTAACTATTCATTGTGGTACTTGCCGTACCAACATCAAGAATAGATCTTGCAAAGTAAGTATTGAAACCAACTCGCATCAAATATTTTTTACTATCAGCATCATTAGGAACCATTCCTAAGTTAGTTGTTCCATATCCTGTTGTTTGAACACCAACTGATGGAACAAATAATCCAACTCCACCAAACATGGTGAAACCATTTGAGTCTGCCTGGAAATCACCATATGCAATTTGAGGAACAATTTGTCCTAATGCAGATGGAACTGACCTCGGATCTTCTTGCAATCCTCCATCAGCAGCTGTACTAACACCAAGTCTAGTTTTAGCAATGAATCCTTCAGTGGCATACATATCACCAAAAATTGCAGCCTCAAAACCACCTCCAGATGGGAATCCAGTTTCAGATACTGTGCCAATCCCTAACTTTCCACCAACAAAAGTCTCTCCTAAGAATGTTCCGATGCCACTTCCAACTTGGAAATTGCGACTAACAAGAAGATCATTGAATGTTGAAATGCCACTGGTTACATTAATAATTGCACTACTAGAAATTGGTAGCGCACTACCATCACCCAGAGTGAGTTGATTAGCACCTTGCCCTACGGTAAGAATACCTGCAACCTGTCCATAACCACTTATGAATGTATTTCCACCGACTTCCAGTTCTCGTGTTAATGTAATACCATGACGATTAACACCTACCTTACCATCATATGTGGTCTCAAATTTAGTATTATCGTCATATCTAACCTTGAAACTTTCTGTTGTTCCGGCACCAGATCCAGAATGGAGATTAATATTAACTCCACCAAAATCGTAATTAGAAAGGCTCAGTGTTCCAGAGTTGAAACTTAGAACGCCACTACTATTACCTGTTCCGACTGATTGTCCGACACTTATTCTTGAAGTGCTACTGGATGTAATAACATCTATTGCTGCATTTGTCGTCTTTCTGATTTCAATATCAGAGGCAGGAGTATCAGAACCAATACCGAGTTTATTATCAACTACCAGTGCGGTTACAGTTGCAGATGAACCAACAATGTTTGCTACTGTAATCTCGGGTGTTCCTGCAAGTGCAAAAGAAGTTCCGGCAAAACCTGCTGTTTGTGCAACACCACTCAAATATCCTGTGACATTACCCGTTACATCACCAGTAACATTTCCAGTTACATTACCAGTGATATTACCAACAAAACTCGTTGAAGTGGTGACACCAGTAACGACTAATCCACCAGCAGTGATTTGTGCATCATCTGTGAAAGTTGCAATACCAGATACAACAATACCCGTAGAGTTTGTATCAAATTTTGCGGCATTAACTTCTCCGGTTAAATCTCCAATGAAGGTGGTTGCAGTTACAACACCACCAACATTTACATCATTCGTTATCTGAACACTGGAGAAGAATGTAGAGAATCCCGATGCAAGCAAATTGGAACCAGTTATAATACCAGTAGATTGAAATGAACCAGCAGTTACAATACCTGTGAAGTTACCTTGTCCGGTTGAATCAATGCCAACACCATAAGTTGCCGATGTTGGATCATCACCAATTTGTAATAATGATACGGGATTGGTGGTGCCTACCCCAACATTAGTTATTGTGGAGATTCCTGCATCAGTAATAGACCATCCGGTTCTTGCGACGGCAACAACACCAGATAATTGACTACCATCACCAAAAAATTGTTGTGCTGTTACAATACCAGTTGCATTAAGACTGGTTGCATCTAACACTGTTACTGTTGAGGCACCTGATACAAATACGTCCTCGGTGACAAATAAGTCCGTAGTTGATACAATACCACTAACTTTTGCAGTTCCTCTTACATCAAGAAACTCGGTCGGAATAGAGGTGCCAATTCCGACCAGTCCATTTGCATTTACAATAAAGTTGTCATTATCAACCTGAACGCCATTACGAAAATTAAAAGACTTTCTATAATTTGCCATCTACTTGTGCATCTCCACGGAGTTATTTATCTGATAATTTTTGTTCCAGAATTTCAACCTTAGCTGATAATTCCTTGACTGCTTCAATAAGTAGTGCAGTGAGTTTGTCATATTTGACTGCCATATAACCAGTCTCTCTAATAGTAGTGAGTCCTGGAAGTCCAAGAGCAGCAATTTCTTGTGCGATAACACCTGTATCTTCACCTTCGTGAACACCACCCTCAATCCAGGTGAATGTATTACCACTGATTGAACGAACCTTGGCAAGAGGATTTTCAATAGGAGTGATATTTAACTTCAATCTTTCATCAGATGAGAAGAATGCAGTGATGTCATCAGTGACTGTTAATGTTCCGGTGATGGCAGTGTTGCTCTGTAATGTAGATGTGCCACTAACAATCAAGTTGTCATCAACTGTTGTAGTTCCACCAGTAGAATCAAGTGTTAAATTGCCAGATGCAGTATCAATTTCTCCATTGCCACTTACACCAATTCTAATCTCGTCAATGTGTGCTTCGGAGAATGGTAATGATGCAGTGCCAAGATATGCACCCTCATCAGCATCTGGGACGATGCCAGTATTAAATACTGCCTGTCCTATAAATGTTGAGATGCCAGTTACATTCAATTCTCCACTAACATTTAAATCTGCGCTAGCAGATATCCTATTGGTAGCAGAATCAAATTTCAAATCACCTGTAGTAGTATCAATCGTAGTGTCATCAGTAATTGCAATCTGAATATTACCGAAAGTAGCACCAGCACCAGTTACATTATTGTCGAAGGTAATATTTCCTCCGATATTTAAATCACCAACAATACCAGCACCACCATCAACGACAAGTGCTCCGGTAGTTTTAGTTGTTGATTGTGTAGTATTTGCAATTTTGAGTGGACCTTTCGACGTTAAGTTATCTTTAAAGGTAACTTCTTCATTAAATGTGACCGGACCATCAAATTGTGAAAGAATCTGTCCCGAATCTCCACCTTCAACTACAAGATTATTTTTGACGATAACTTCATCAAAGACTACACTGAGATTAGATGGATCTTCGCCAGTAACTGTTGAAACTGGAATGTCATAAGTTTTTTCTTCGCCTGTTGAAGATGATGTTCTTCTATTTCCGATATAAAAATCACCCTTGTTATTCATACCTGTATAAACAACAATACCACCCCTTCTTTCCTGCGCCTGAGAGAGGAATTCTTCGGTCTCTGTGAGTGTTCTGTCCTGAACTTGTGGAAGACCCGTTGAGTAGTTTCCTGGACCATATCCAAGATATTCAAATGTATGACCGGATGCACGAATGATAGATGGTCTGCGGAATTCAATCGCGATTGGATTTACTTTATTCAGTAAAGAACCAGAATCGTGAGTAGAGATTCCTGTTCCCAATGCTCCTCGTGCTACAGTTATTTCATTGCTACTAGTACCAGTAATGGTGTCAGTTACAACTCTCATAATCTCTTCATCAACCTGAAGGTATGAACCAAGTGGGAATCTCTTAGTTGTTGCAATACCAGAATGAGGCGAAGCTATTTGTAACTTAGTATCGCCATTGAATCCACCAAGTGTTAGAGACTCTGAATCAAATAGGGAGACGCCACGAGCATCAATATTTTCTTCAGTTGGATCAGATATACCCTCATTTGATGACATGCCATGCTTAAGAACATATTGTGCCGACAGACTTGAATTGGTGGTGGCAGTAAATGTATTGACACCAACTCTAGACTTAACCAGATAATCTCCAAGATTATTATTGCTACTATCAAGAACTCTGAACCTACTTCCTGCAACTAATCCGTGAGGGGTAGAGCAGTTAAATTGTTGAATTCCTGTGGTAGAGTTATATGAATTGGATGAAACTTTTCCTGTTGGAGCAACAATATAAACATATTGCCCAGGAATACTTTTAGGATCTCCTGCTGTTTTTGCAATAGAAACTTTATCTTTGGCAGGAATACTGGAAGTTCTATAAAGACCAAATGCGGTTGTTCCAATACCAGTAACCTGAACAACGGCACCATCAGTTGTAGAAAGACCACTAGCAGATAATCCTCTTTGAGCAACAGTGATTGTTGCATTAGCAGATCCACCAATTACTGCGGTGTCAAAGAATAATGTGGCACCAGATAGATAACCGGAACCAGATGATTGAACATCCATGCTGACAACAGCACCACCAGATACACCGACGATGGCAGTAGCACCATTCCAACTGGATAATCCAACCTCATTAAAGAGTTTTACATTATAGAATGTTCCATTTGTATGACCAGAACCACCAGTAATTGCACCCTCATGAGTCACAATTCCCGATAAACCATGATTTCTGGTGAATGTTAGTGTGGCAATACCTGCAACAACACTCAAATCTGATTCGGCAGATACTTCTAGATTCTTTCTAAACTTCTTATTAAACGAGTCAGTGGATTCTTTTGTGATACTCTTCTTGAGATCACTAGTTTGAACTTCCCCAAGTGGTGCTCTCAGTGCAAATGATTTAGCAGATTGTGGATTATCGTCAACATTATCTCTATCTAATTGAGGATAGAGGTCAACAACATTTTGATTATATTCATAATTTGTAAATTCTGACGGAACACTGAGGTTTGCATTTAGTGCATACAGATGATATATTCCATCCTGAACATCTTGAATATAGTCAGTAATGATTTCATTTCTATAAACAAAAAGTTTATTCTGTA